ATCTCAAGGTTGCCAGTGAACTGCTTTTGATTCATGCCTGCGCCTCATAGTTGCGCGATGGTTTCATAACTTTAACACATGTTAGCACATATTGGGAAAGTAAAGTATAGGCATAAAAAAGCCCGCGTCTGCGGGTCTGTCTTATACCGCTTAGCTATATCAATCGACTACTAAATAAGAAACCCCACATCTACAATTTATCACATTAGCAGCACTGCCGGACGGGTCCCCAGGATAGTCTAGGCTCTCACCATCGACTATGAAGGGCTGGTCCATACCCACAACCTGGCCGTCTGCGTCTTCGTGCGTGTCACGTGTGCGCCCGCCACTGGCCGCTATCCACTCCCGATTCATCTTTAGACCAGTTGATTCTGCCTGCTTCTTTGCCCCGTAGTTGCCCGCGCTGTGAGTCTCTGTCCTGGCTATTAGTGCGCCACGCTGCCTGCCAATGACAGGTGCGTTTGCTGATATCAGCTTTGCAATCTCACTCTGCCCTAAGCCTTCGCTCTGCCCGATAGCAACCTGAGTCATTATCTGCGTGCGCGTGGTCTCTGCTATCTGCTGAATTTTCTCGCCGCCAAACGCTTCTATATACTGAGCAACAAACAGATCCCACTTTGGCTGCTCTTTAATTACGTCAGGGCCGCTGCCACCTTTTGCCGCTGCGGTGATACGCTTGGCCATGCCTTCAATGGACGCCCGCCAGATACGCTTTAGCAGTGATTCAATGCGCCGCAGGTGTTCGTCTTGCGACCTAACCTGCCCTGATGCCTGCCAGCCTTTGACCATCGCCAGTGTGGTTGTTGAAATCTCTTTAGATAGCAAACGCTCAGACACCCTAGAAAGGCGCTCAAGCAATAGCTGCTGGTTGCGCCTTTCTCGTTGTGCGTCCTGATCAAGAAGTCTTCGAGGGGCCATAAGCCAGCGCCTTCATGTCGTCGGCTGTTAGTTCCTGCGCGGGGTCTTGTTCTAGGGGTAGGCTGATAGGCTCGACGGCCATGGTCAGAGGTATCATGCTCGACGACACCAGTATTTCATCGCCCCCAGCTGGCAACTTGTCATAGCCTTTCATCTCGCGCTTTTCGTTAATCGTTAGATCACTTGACGAGTCAGCCATTGCCCACATCTCGCGCCGCTTCTCTGCAATAGCCGGTATCTTGTCAAGGTCTATATCAAGGGTGACGCCGTTGAATAAGGGTGACAGCCAGGCGTTCAGTTCATCGCGGATATACTCCGCAAGAGGGATTACTGTTTCTTCGTAGAATGCCAGGCGGGCTTCTTTGTAGTTGGAGTACGTGCTATCGCCTGGGATGTTCAGAAGCAAAGGAGGAACCCCAAGCGCCAGAGAGACGTCACGCGCTGCGCTGTACTTGGTCTCTATGATCGCCACGTCTACAGGAGACAGCCCCATCTGTGTCCACTTTAGGCCGCCTTCCAGTAGCATCGGCCTTCCGGCGTTCGTGCTGCCTGTGTACTTCTCGTCTATCTCAGCCTTTAGCCGATTGAATTGGTCATCCGTTAACGCCCCCTCGCCAAGCTCCATAGCGCCCGACGGGGCCGCGCCGTTCTGAAGCAAAGACTGCATCCACTGCATCGACTCGTTGTGCTGGTCTACAGCATACGCCCCGGCCATTAACGGACTCATGCCGTACCAGTCATCAAGCGGATTGAATGACTTGATGTGCCGGATGTCGCTCTCCCCTGTGCGTGGGTCTGCGTCGAAGTCTGCGCCGGAGCTTCCAACGCTGAACCGGTAGCCAGCAGGAAAGCCGGTCGCGCTTGGCTTTACTTGCATACGGTCAGGTCGCAACGCATACAGCTCGCGAGGTTGCTGGCCAACCATGACCCGTTCCATGTACCCATTGCCCGAGATCCTGAAGAAGCCGACAAGGGCGCGCATGAATTCAGGGCCGGACTGCAACGGGTTAGGCTGTCGGATAAGGTCAAGCAGGCCGCTTACCTTCACCTCATTTCCTCGCGCATCTTTAGCAATCCATTTCATCGCAGCAATGGCGTCGCCGGTCTTGTTGATCGCCTGGAAGGCCACAACGTTCTTTTGATAGCCTTCTTCCGCGTATTTTTTAGCTCCAATCTTGTCGCTGCCAAGCGACCACTGTGCTTGGTTCTTGCCGGTGAACATAACCGGGCCTGCCCGCGATTCTTTGGCCTGCGCCGGTTTACGCTTAAACCAGTCTAACATTGGTCGCCCTGCATGCTATTGAATTGTGTGTCAAGTTTAACGGATATATGCTCGTGATCATAGTGAGCGAACTCGTGGGCGTTTTGCGACGTTCAATTCGTCAAACGCATCGGATGCCGCGTCTACTATGTCATCGTGTGATCCATCAGGGAATGATTCAAGCTCTTTAAAGAAGTCTTCGTTCCAGCCGCCCCGGATAACCTTCACATTGCCGGCTTGTGACTGTGACGCAAAGGGCCGAGCCCTTACTTCTTTGTCACCCGAAACCGTTCTAGCTACTACGTCATACTCGGACAGCATAGCGGTCTGACTTCGAGCCTGGCTTTTGCCCGCCTGCCCTGGGTCTTGTGCCAGCCTAACCTTTACGCTTTTACCATCTTGGAAAGCTGTGTTCTTGATTGCTTTATCTACCTGCGGCGAATCTTCCCTAAACCTTTCCATGCCAAGTATGTACCATATTCCGTTATCTGCCTTAAGCATCTTAACGCCAACTGTCCAATCTGGGTCGCTGGCTGTGCCTTGTTTCTTTTTGGTGCCCGCTTGATCCCATGCCCTCACCATTTGACCACCTACAGGGGCCGCGTCTATAACCTCAAAGTCTGAACGCTTAAAATATGTTCCCGCCGATGCCCTGATGTTCCAGTTGCCGTCAAGTAGTTGCGCCCGCTCTACCCTTGTCATTGCCATGAGGTTGGCTAGATATTGAGGGTCTGAGTCCATTAGGATTTTATTGTCTTGCAGGCTTGACGCTATAAACGTAAATGACTTTGGGATTCGATCCGGGTTTTCGTCGGTCAGCTCTTTGCTCGCGTCGGCCCATACAACGTCATCGCCTTCAATAACAAAAAATCTAATAACTCCCGATCTCTCTTTAATCGCGTAGCCGTTTTCATCAATCCACCAGTCTATCCACCGCCGTACCCAGTGATCTGGGTCAGGGTTTAATGTTGCCCTTACTCTTGACTTCGCGCCACTCATTGAGCGGTTACGGGACAGCATGTAAATGAATTGCTTCCATGTGAAGTGAGTCAGTTCATCAAAGCATATCAGGGGAACTTGGCTTCCCTGATAGTCAAACCGGTTTTTCTCGTGCTCCATGTGCGCAAAAGTGACTTTGGCACCGGATGGAAACCGCTGCGTTAAATCATTCTGGTTAGGCTTTGCACCGATTGTTGCGTATAGGTCTGTCGCGGTATCCCATAGAGCGCCTTCGCTTGTGACCTGCTTGGTGGTGCGTCGGAATATCACAGATCCAAACGCCCCGTTGTTTATGTCGTATAGCTGCTCAAGAAGAATGGCATAAGTCTTGCCACCACCAGCAGCTCCACCGTAAAAAACGATGTCAGCGTTTGATTTTAAAAACTCAGTTTGCGGCCCTGGCTGCGGCTCAATCGCTGTCATTTTTCTGCGGCAGGATTACGACCGGGGATTGAGGGGTCATGCTGCCGTCAGTGCTGCTGTGGTCATGCTCTTGACGCTGGCTGTGCCTCTTGGGCGACATGCGCTCTGCTGCCCACTTATAACCGTCCATTGCTGCCCTGGCTGATTGAGGGTCTAGCCCTTCTTCAAGCGCCCTGAAAGCAACGTCAGCTACATTGTCGGCGTGAGCAAACCCCGCCGCGTCCCTCGCCTGCATGTACTGCTCCGAAAACTGCCTATCTGTTTCTTCAATAAGCCGACCTGATACCACCCAGAGCAACACACTTGACATGACAGGGAAAAGCTCATTGTTGCATATGCGCCGCAAAGACTCACCACCGGCAAGTCGCTGGCAAATTTCATTCGCAATCTTTATTGTGCATCTTGTGGGCCTTGCCATATCACTGCAAAACCTGGTGCACATTTACGCTCAGGTCAGTGGAAGCCCCGGCGCTTGCAATGCGGATTTTGAACGGGGCGTCTACTGGAAAGCTAAACCGCTGCAAATCAGGGATTGATGTAAACGTGAAGTCTGTTGATACCGGCAATTCACTCAGATTTCCATCTGACTTCTCGGTATAGAACACAAAGCTCAGCGTAGCGCCGTCGAAGTCGCCATAGATTGCAATGGCCCTGTCACCTTGTAGCGTAAAGTATGACCCTGAAGGATAGTCACCGTTAGCTGTCAGGTTTTCCACCATGTTCAGCTCTTTGTACTTGCCTTGTATTTTCTTGCCCATGATTCAATCCTCTGTGATGTTCTTCTGCCTGTCGATTATCTTATCACTTATTCTATAGTTGAAGGTACTCGGCTCAACCCCAACGCCGCTATGTGATCCTGCGCTGACTCCAACCGGCCGCCTAAGATCACCGCGATAACATCAGGCGTTGCCTTGCCGCCGTTAATCTGTAGCAATGCCTGAGCCCTTGTGGCTGCTTCTACGTCCATGTCCGGTGCGTGGTCAGGGGCTTGTAATGGCTGGCCTTCTATCTGTGCGAATATTGGCTTGGCGACTGTTGAACACACGGCGTACAAGTTGCCTTCAGCGTCCTGATAATTTGCTGCGCCGAATGTCTGATCGTCTGCGCTGGACTCGCCGAGGCATAGAGCTAGTTGATTAGCGTCTGCAATATGGGCGACAGGTGAAGCAATGGTAGCGCGTTGTTTATATTCTGTGGTCATCTTAATATCCTCCCGTCACTGTAACTGTCCAGCCCCGTGAACGTAGCGTATCAATAGCCGGTTGCCCTGTATCTACAGAGGGGGCCGAGCCTCCTGACTGACCAAATGTTCCTGCTGCGATTCCTGACGTGACCAGTGAAACCAGGATGCCGTCTATGCTGGTTTGGTCTAGTGCCGTGTTGTAGAAAGCGTTTGTGAAGTCACCGCCTTTGACATTATCAAAAGCGTTGGCAGGGAAGCTTGTTAGTGATGAGCATTTATACCACGCAAGAGCAAAATCAGTCCCGCTGGAAGTATCGATTAATGGAAAGCTTGTTAGTGATGAGCAGTCACGCCACGCCCGGTTAAAATCAGTCCCGCTGGAAGTATCAATTAATGGAAAGCTTGTTAGTGATGAGCATTTATACCACGCGGAACGGAAAGCAAGTCCCGCTGGATGTATCGATTAATGGGAAGCTGGTTAGTGATGAGCATTTATACCATGCGGCAAAAAAAATTAGTCCCACTGGAGGTATCGATTAAATGGAAACTC